CGTAAGTGAGTAGAGTAGGCCTGGGCTTAAACCTAATAGGCCTAGGCCCAGCTCCTCTACCCTACTCCACGTCAAAGGACTTGTTTCTTCTTCGCTTTTTTTTTCTCTTGTTTACCGCCCATCACCTCGCTCATGGCCTCAACTAATACAGGCAAATCATTTACCTCTATTTCGTTCAACCACTTCTCAACATCCATAGTAAACTTCATGCCCTGTGCCTCGCATCCAGCTTTGACAAAATAGTAGATAAGCTCAGGTATTAAAGTAACGTCATTGGCATCTACCTCTGTTACTTTTACGCCTGTAGCTTTTTCAAAATTTCGCCATGCTAGCATAGTTGCTCGCATAGGGTATATACGTTTTCCTATAGTTATCTCCATGAGTTTATGAAATTTCAGAACGTACTATAGTTTCTACTATATTTAAGTTGCAAGTGAATGTTGCGTTATCTTCTGTACCACCGCTAAGCTCTAAGCTCTCGATATAACACTTTACTATGTAGTGATAATCTCCTGGGTTTTCGCCTGATCCTGTACCTAGTACATGAGTAAAACGTGCCTCGCACTTAGTTTTGTTTAGTTGTAAAGTAGATAGGTCATTAAAGCCCTGCCCTGTTGCTGCATCAGAATTGTAAAGAGCTGTGAAGCTCATTGTTGCCGAAGTCATTCCAGGGAGCTGCGCTCTATATCCTGCATTCGCTTTTACAGTTGCATCTCTAAATTCATTAGTAACTGATATAGAACAGTCAGTAACATTGTCAATTAACTTTAACGTGCCACCATCTGCTCCAATAATTACTTTAAGATCCGAACCGTTTATTATTCCTGTGGTTACTGCCATTTGTTCTAGTTATTATTGTTGTTGTTTTTACGCTTGTCGCCACCGACTAACGTTGTTATTATTGTATCTATCCATCCAAACACCTTAACAGCAGGCGCATCAGATGGCAGTAGAGAGAAGATAGCTCTAGCAGCTACCATTAGGGCTAGCAAAATTGCCTCCCAATTTTCGAGTATAAAATCCATCATGTATTATTTATTCTAATTGTATAATCTTGTATAGCTACCCATATGGAGCGCTCAGGGTTTACATCCATCTGCTCATTTGTATAGTTTATGCTTTGTATTTTTACCCCTCCAAATGTTCCATTTCTCCTCTCTAGCGCAGCTCGTACAGCTACGCCTAAATCTATTGCTGTAGTGTATTTTGTATTAAAACAATATACCTCTATGCTTGCCTCATCTACATTGCCATTATCCTCTTTAGTATCAGTTGGGTTATTACTTACCACTGAATAAACTATATAGGGCTGGCTCTCATTTTGTGGTGCTATCTCTGGATAGATTTTAGTACTCACAATATCAGTAACTGCTGAGGTATTGCTTAAAATATTATATATCGCTTTACCTACTATCATGCTCTTTTAACGTATCGTGCAAATTCTTTTTTTAATAATGCAAACTGCAGCTTTTCACTACGCGCTTTAGTTGCACTTAAACCCCTGGTAAAAACTCCTGTGTTTTGTGTTCTGTGTTTGCCTCCGAACCTTGGGCCAAAATCTCCCTTTTCTACAATATGAGCAAAGAACCCATCTGCATTTCGTTTTGTTTTTCTTCTGCCTATTGCATTAGTACGAGGCCCGCCCATTACATTATTTCTATTTTTATCTGGTAGCCATGTACCTGCCGAGCGCCTTAATGTACCAGGGCTTATTTTTCTGCCTCTAAAAATGATAGCTTTGCTATAGTCCTTTACGTTTGCTTTTAAGTAGTTAGCATATACGCCTCCAACCCTGTGGCCTATATCTTGTAGCTTCGCGCTGTCGCGCTCGCTCCATCTCGATAGCTTATCTATCTTGGCAAATAGCTTATTTACTCCTGTTACTGTTACAGCCATTACTCTATAATTTCTGTAATTAAACGTATGCGCTCTTGCCTGCCTACCTCGTGAACTCCTAGAATATTATAGTTTTTACTATCGTAGTTAATGCGGTATCCTGCCTTAGTGTTTTTAGTAGTAGAGCTATAGCGGATATTGAATATTACTTTGTTTACACTTACCATTTGCTCCCCGCTATTCTGCTCTACAGCAGCGGGCTTGCGCTCTATCTGAGCCCAGCACGTAGCAAAAGTACCCCAGCTTTCCTCTCTCTCGCCATAGAGGTTAGCTGAAAGCGTAGGACTTTGTATTGTTATTCTCCTATCTAATCCGCCTATATTCATTTAGTAGATATAATTCTATAGGGATTAAGTAATGCAGCTACTCCTAAAGGTATCTCTGCTGTAATTGTTCCTGTAACTACTGCGCGCCTGTTCTCGTAGTAGTGAGCTACAAGCATTTTTACAGCATGTAGTATAGGGTCTGCTGGCGCTGCTCCTATTGTACCTGAGATAGTGACTGTATTGAAGTCATCATCGTACGTGTCTGGTGGGCTATCAAAATGAATACGCCCTGGCTCGCGCTTAGTATCGTACCAATATTTTGAAGTAGCTAAAGTTTGAGTAGCTCCTGCTGCGTCTTTATATGTTACACCTGTTATAGTGTTTATTGGGCCTGTAGAAAATTCACAGTTATAAAAATCATCTAAGCTTAGTGTAAAATTAGAACTAACGAAATGCCTATTTGTATAATCTTGGCAATGTTGCACAGCAGCATTTATTAAAGCTGTTATAGTGGTATCCTCGTCGCTGTGATCTACGCGCAAAAATTCCTTAGCTGTAGATAACGGTAGTAGTGTGGTACCTGTGGGCTGTGTTGTTATTTCTAATTTCATCTTATAAGAATAAAAAAGGGCGGGCGCAATACCCGCCCCCTTTAATTTAATTTATATCTATTACTCTGCCTCGCTAACAGATGCAAGAGCATCGCCTTGGCGTACTTCTGTATCTGCAAACTTAGTAACGTGTAAAGCGATTTGATTAGTCGCTGCATTACTATATGGATCTACTAATAAATCCAAACCTCCGAAAGTAACGTAAACGATACCTTTAGCAAAATCTCCAAATACTATCTGCCCTTTGTTAGCAGAGCTATCTAGTAGGTTTGGAGTAGCTATTGCATCGAATCCATCGAATTGAGATCCTACCCAGAAAGCATCAATAGAAGCAACCGTTGCTAAATCTCTCGACACCTTCCATCCTGTTGGACTCATAACCCACTTGCAATTAGCGAAATCTCCACCAGCAGCTAGTACATCCTTCTCTAATTCAAAAAGGTTAGCAGCAGTTAAAGCTCCACCTAAAGAAGTGTTGTTTACTGTAGTAGTCTTAGCAAAAGCATCAATATCAATTTTCTCGTTTACTCCAGCCATTAACTCATTTGCAATAAGAGCATCAACCGCAGGGCCTCCCTGAGTTACAAGCATCTTTGAAAATACTGTGCTGTTTGTGTAACGGTTTGGCGAAAGAGTAACCTCGTCCATTTCCATACCCGATAAACCAGCAGTAGCCATATCTTGAACCTCTGTTGCGTAGTGGCCAGATGCCTTCTTAGATACTCTTGGGAATTGTACTGTACCTGTAGCTCCGTGAATAGTAGTAGCTCCTACAGTTTCGATAAGCGGAGCAGCTCTTAAAGCATCAATAACTCCAGGTACGTCTGTTGATACAAACC